TTCCGCCTTAAATTACTTGCTAAAAAACTCACCCAGCTTTTCGATTGACCTACTCGATAGGTTACTTCCGTTTAGAAACTTATGAAGATTAGGTTGTTTTATCTCTACTAACTTAGAAAAAGCGTTTAAACTTAATTCGTGTTTTTGTAAGTAGTGTCTAATCATTAACCTTGTTAGTTCGTTTGCTTCGCTTAAAACCTTTGCTTGTTGTTTCATAGACTACCTAAAAAATCGTCAAAATCTTTATTGCCATAACTTGGTTTTCCGCCTGTTGGCTTCGCTTGTTCTTGAACTGGTTTAAAACTTAGGCTTTGAAACTTTCCTTTTTGTCCGTCTTTTACCCAACTTGAAACATAATATTCTACGCCTCCGATTGTAGCCTTACCTTGATAGTGCGGATGCGTTTCCTTTTCTCTTTTGTCGTTAGTAAATAACGCCCCTGAATTGTCTCTTTTTTCCATTTTTATTTATTTATTATTAATCCAAATTCCATCTTTACCGCCGTTCTTTTTTATTTCGTCTTTTGCGTAATTAATGCGATCTAAAGTCATATCTAAATCGTCGGTTATAATCATTCGTGTAAACCCAAACTCATCGCCTATATCCTTTTTAAATAAAGAAGCTTCATAATGAAACCATATCGTATCGTTTAAAGGTGAAGCACCAATATAATATACTACGTCGTCTTCACGTTTATATGCTTCGCTTTCTTTTAAAAGCTTATAAATATCTTCTACAAACTTAAAGTAGGCTTCGTTGCCTATAATGCTTATAAATTCTTCTTCGTTAATTGCTTTTTCCATTTTTACTTTGTTTTAATATATAATCGTTTAAATCTTTCAACTGAACAGCAGAACTCCGTTATAGGGTTTGCTTCATATTGTCTTATTACTTCATACCAAAGTTTATCCTTTTTAAAATCTTTGATTTGTACTACTTGGTCTCGAGTTACGTTTTGATAGTAACCCATTATTTTTAAATCTTCACTCATAATTCTTGGATTAAATTGTTATAATATTCACGTGCTAACTCTATTCGTTCTTTAATTTGTTCTATTACACTTTCGTCTTTTGCTATTTTAAAGACTTTTACGCGTTTTTCTTTTGGTATATGGTCAAAGTTATGTTTCGACTGCACAAAGTCTCTTACATCCAAATTTTCATCTATTAATCCTTGCTTCCAGTGTTCACGCCTTACCTCATCTTCTACTATTTGAAATGGTGTATTGATTAGGCAGTAACATAATAACGCTTCGTCTTTACCGGTAAGCCACATATAACCTTGCAATTGATAGTAGTAATCTTTGTTCGGGCATTCATTTTCAAAAAATGGAAACGTTGTAGCATCCCAAGAACATTTTACGTCCAAAAGAACTTCGTTCGTGTTTACGTCTGGCGTTCCTGTTAAATAATCGTTGGTTAGGTTTTCTTCATTCTTGTAAATAAAGCCTAAGTTCAACACATCGTTAACAAGTTCTATTCCATCGTTTTCTACTTCGTTTCCTTTGTCGGTGTATCTACTCCAAAATTCCTTACGTATTCCGTATTTATGCTCAATCACAAGTTCTTGAATGTAGGTTTTTGTAGTCTTAGATAAAACCTCACCCTTTGTTTTGGGTGAAGTCATCAATTTACCTATTTGTGAGGCTCTAATTTTCATATCAGTAACAATGCTTTTTGTTGAACTTCATTTAATTCAAACTTAGTGTTAAGTTCTTCAGCTGTAAATTCACCGTTACGGATAGCTTCAATTGCTTTTAAGAATCGTTCACCTTGTATTGTAGGCTTTTTTTCCGTCTTTACGGGTTTTATTTGTTCTCCTGCTGCGTCAACGTCTTTGTCGGTTACAATACCTAAAATCGAAGATAGTGCGTAACGTCTTAAATAAGTAATTGCAGAGCCTAATACTTGAAAATCATTCATTCCTTTAAGTTGAACACCTTGTGGAATATCTGTTTTACTTTCTATGCTTTCACCACTTTCGCAATGAAATAAACAAGTAACTATTGTTTGACCATTAATTAATTGAGTGAATCCTAATCCGTGTTTTTGCAACAATGGATTAATCACTTCAAAGATTTTAGGAAGGTCAGCATACGAATATCCGTAGCCTTGTGTTTCTTTGTGAATTACTGGCACTTCTTGTTGAAATGCTGCTAAACTTTTAAATAGGTTTTTCATAATATAAATTTTAATTGTTTGACAAATATAACTATATTTTCTAATATAATACTAAAGAATAAAAAAATTATAAAAATTTCTTTAATCCTTGCGCACAACGTTCTATGCTGTTTGCTCGTTCCTGAAGGCTTTGGATTTGTTCAGCGATAGTTTGCTTACAATCGCTTGTGAAATAGCCGTTAGACGTGGCGATAAGCGGTATTATGCCATTTGTTCGAATGTAGTTTACTATCTTACGTAATCTCGGTTGAGTCATTTTAACTTTTGATTCGTTTTTTTGTAAGTATTCGTTCATCCGTTTAACTATCAATTCAGCTTTTATCGGATTATCCTTTTTATAGAATCGGAAGCTGTGAACTATAACTGGAACTAAGTTTAATTCCTCGTCAGTTAGTTCGTGGGTAATGGTTTCAAAATTTGTTATCATAATTTAAGTTTTAATTGTTGGTTCAAAATTAATTATTCTTTTTAATATAACAACTATTTTAAATTAAAATTCTTGGAGCGTAATATATTGCAAAGTCATCTATAATATAAACTACGACAACTAATTTGCGTTTAAATTTTTTTGGAACATCTTTATAACCTTTACCTACATAAAAACAATAATCAGCTTTTTGAATTTCTTTAGGAGCATCATCCCAAACTTTTTGTAATATATCATTCATATTGTTTAATCTTTAATTTATAGATGTTAATTATTTCTTTTAGCTCGTCCTTTGTAAACTTCCGTGTTTCCTTGCTTTCAGCTTCCAATATGTTAAATCTTTCAATGCCTATCTTTGAAATAAGTCGCGTTCTATACTCAAGAAGATTGCCAGACAAAAACTGATTACACGTAATGCAAGAACTATGAACGTTATCTTCATTAAATCGAACGTTGTAATGGTTGTTAGCATTCCAAAAATGCGAAGCGTTTACACGTCCTGTAATTGGTTTATCGCAGCTTATACAAGGTAATCCCTTATCTCGTAGGTTTATCCACTTGTTAAAGACTTGTTGGGTTAATTTAAGGTAATCGCTTAATGTCATTAAATCTAACTTCGCTTTTGCTTTCGTCTTTTTCCAAGTCTTAGCTTTTTCAGACTCTACCCAAACACGAACGCATTCATCTTTTAAGCAGTATTTCATATTGAAGCGGATAGGCTCAAACTTTTCAGAACAATTTTTACAGCGAGGCATTTAAAATAATTTTAATTGATTAGTATGATTTTTAATTCGTTCAATCGCTTTATCAAAATACTCTTTGTCAAGTTCACATGCTGTTAAGTCAAATCCGTAATCATGACATGCTATTGCTATTGAGCCACTACCTAAATGTGTGTCAAGAATTTTGTCGCCTTCTTTTGCATATAAAGATAATTGCCATTTATATAAATCAATACTTTTTTGAGTGGGATGAATTCGTGTTTCATCAATAGTATAAAACCCTCTATCGCCTGGAGGTGGTTGATAAAAACATTTTGAATTACTATTAAATGATGTCCAAGCAAATTCAGCCATTGAAAATGTATGTTTTGAAGTTATTTTTTTATCCCAAATTAAAAAACATTTTGTTGAATATAAATTTTCTATAAAATAATTACCACCCCAAATAATTTGATTTTTTGAAACTCTAAATAATTCATCAAAGTATTCTTTTTTAGGTGTTTCATTATCCCATTTTTTACCATCTTTAAATACCCTTTGTTCAATTTCAATCCCATAAGGTGGGTCAACAATAGCTAAATCAAAATACTTATCAGGAAAACAAGCCATTAGCTCCATGTTATCTTCGTTTGTTATTTCTATTTTATCAGTTATTTTCATAAGGTTATATCTTTAAATTCCAATTGGTTTTTTAAGGCTTCAACCTTAAATTTCTCTTCTTGAAGTAACCTTTCAAGTCTAAAGTTTTGCTGTAAAGCTGCTCTATATTCTTTTTCCATTGTCGCATAAACTAAACTTATTTCTTGAAGGTCTGCTAAGGTTCTTTCCATTGAATCGATTATGTCTTTTCTATTTGGGTGGTTCGTCTTTATC